CTCCGTCGTTCCCTTATACAGCTAAGGGTTATCAAACAAAAGCAGATGCTATGCAATCAGAAATGCATGCAGAGCTAATGAAGGATAAACCAGATCCGATTTGGAAGGGTACTCCCAAAGGGGGAGAGCCCTTATCAATTGAAGATTTGGCGGAAGGTAAGCTAAGAACTTTTTCACAAGTCTCGGTTTATTTTGCCCTTTATCAAAAGTTTATGTTTGACGACCAGAATGACAGGATGAAAGCTTTCCATGATAGTACCTGGGGAAAGTACGGTTGGGTTAAACAGTTTGGCGGTTTTGACAGTCTTATGAAGAAGATTGCACGATTTGCCACACGCCTTATGGGAGATGTGTCCGGGTGGGATAGACGGATTTTTCTCAGAAGAGTTTATGAGCTCCGGAAACGGGGTTTGAAGACTAAGCTGGGAGAGATTTGGAGTACCCAACTCGAAGACATCTTTAATTGGTTGGCTCTTAACACAATAGAGCCAATGACATCGTTTGTAGATGGGTCAATTTGGATTCGCCATACAGGCAATTGTTCAGGAAGTAACAACACGACAACAGATAACACATTGGCACATACAATAGTGTTCTTTGATTTCCTGATCAAGAATTTTTCTGACACCCACAATCGTTTACCCACTTATGAAGAGATTGTAAACCACGTAGAACCGGCCATCTTTGGGGATGACCTGGCATCCGGGGTTGATCACGATCACTTCGGTTTTGTTTCCAAAGAGGACTTAACCACTAAAATGGTCGACGGATACGCACGTTGGGGTCTGACACTAAAGCCTAAAGCTGTAGTGATAGATTTTAACTCTTCCCGCCCTATGGTGGGAATTGAGTTTTTGGGAAGCACTGCCGTCTGGAAGGATGGCAAGTACGAACCAAAACCTCGTGTGTCGAAGTTGGTATTCAGCCTTATGAGTCGCTCAGAGGCTGGAACATTTCAGTCGGAGGTAGCGAAAACTGTAGCCATTTGGGATTTGTTGATCCCAACACAGCCGACAGAAGCGTGTATTGCTCAAGAGTATGCACGATTCTTATATGGGTTGGCTCGCGATGAGAATTTCTCTCAAATTAGTAACTCGGACAAAC